CTCACCAATTAGACATTCAATGCATTGATTCCGCACATGTAGCAATATTAGAAGTTCACATAGGTAATACCTGGTTCGATAAATATGAAGTGTCAGATAATATCGATAGTTTAGTGATTGGTGTTAACTCAAATATAATGGGAAAGATATTCGGAACAAGAAATAAAATACAAGATATTACAATTGAATGTTGTGATGAACCTGACACGTTATCAATACGGTTTACAAGTGAAGATAAAAATGTGTATGACAAAATGTTTGTAATGCCGCTAATCGATTTAGACGTAGATATGATGGAAATTCCCGATACTGAATATGAAGCAGAATTTTCAATGCCTTCGCAAATATACGCAAGTTTAATGTCTCAACTGAAGTTATTCGGTGAAACCATGGACATTGACTGTTCAGAAGATGCTATTATGTTACATTCCAGTAGCGTCGATATAGGAAAGATGTCTACCGAGATAAGCATTGACGATTTAAACGAATTTTCGATAGACGAAGGGGGGAAATTAAATATTTCGTATAGTTTGTATCATATGTGTAACGTAGCAAATTTCCATAAACTATCGAACGATATAGAATTAAAATTCAAACAAGACTATCCAGCTCAACTAAAATATAATTTAGGAGCACCTGACGCAAACGTGGTATTCTATATAGCACCTAAGATTAATGATACAGATTAAATAAATGAACTTGAAAATTCCAAAGGTATCTAAACAAATGGGGTAAAATTAAAATAATCATATATAATCAGAATATATAATGACTACTTTTGTATCTATAATTATATTTATTATAATTTTAACCATTTACATGCATGTTATTGAAGAGAAGAAGCTATCCGAGGATTTGGAAATATACGAAATGGATTTCAAAGATAATAAACAATTACAAGAGATATCCAATTTAAAACAACCAGTATTATTCAAATTACAGGATATTGAACCCAGTTTCTTTAAACAATTCGATATAATAGGCGATACAAAAACTTCAGTAATAGTTAAAGATAAATCAGATATAGACAACGCCAATTACATAAAATTGCCTTACGATAGTGCGAAAACGTTGATGAAGACTGATACCAGTTCTCGTTTTTACTCGGAGAGAAATTATAAAATAGCGAATGAAACAAGTTACGATTTTACAAAGTTAGATACGCATTTAAAACCACAATTTACCATTCATAGTAAACGCGAAATGTTATTCGGTTCGAATGGAGCACATACAGTTATGAGATATCACACCGAACACCGCAAATTTCTAGTAATACGAAAAGGTAGAATCCACGTTAAAATGACACCTTGGAGAAGTAACACACTATTACACGTTACAAAAGACTACGTTAATTACGATTTCAGGTCAAAAGTTGACGTATGGAAACCACAACCAAAATACGCATCAGACGTAGAGCAATTGAAATTTCTAGAGTTCGACGTTGATGCTGGATATGTATTAAATATACCACCATTTTGGTTCTTTAGTATAAAATATTCAAACGAAGACATAACAGAGTTATTCGAATTGACTTATAATACACCAATGAATGCATTATCGAACATTCATTTGTGGGGATTGTATTATATACAACACCAGAATTTAAAACGTATATTTCTAAAACCATTCCAAGATGCGATGGTTACGCAACCGAAGAATATTAAATTGTATAAGGATAAGTTAGAAGAAGAACGATACGAGAATACTCCACGAGATAAGGTATTTGATGAACGTAAAAAAGACAAAGCGAAGAAAAAGAAAGAGAAAAATAAAGACGTCATACTTATGTTACCTTAATGAATGCGTAACATGATTCATTACAAAAATCCAAGGAACCTAGAAGTGTTCGCAAATCTGTATTTTTTGGTTATGAAACTATTGTAATTGCTTGGGAAATTATCTCTTACAAATAACTCCATATTTATTGAACCCATTGATGTGTTACACTGCGCACAAATTGGAAGAAGATTACTTTCGTCTGTTTTTCCACCACAACTTTCTGGCGTAATATGTCCCGCGTGAAAATCCTCTATTTTGATTTCCTTGTTCATACAGCAAATACAATACGCAGAACGTTTATCCTTTCCGATAAATTTGTCCCATAATGTGGTTTTCAATGTCTTAGAAATGTTTTTTTTCTTTGTTTGACAAATGTTCAGTTTTATATCTTTCCCAGTATTATGTTTGATTATATCTCTAACCCATTCATAGCGAAAATCATCAGAAACGTGTTTATACAACCCAAAATAAATTTTATATTCCCGACATTTGTCTAACATATCCGGGTTGATTTGTTTATAATCAGGATAATTTTCCAATTGCCATTTTGATAATGTTTCGTTGCGTTCGACAATAAGTTTCAATAATTCCTCTTTATGTTTTATACCCAACTCATCGACTATTACACCTAGTGCCTCTTGAAAAAAATTAAAATAAATATGAGGTCTGCGTGCTCGTGAGTTCTTAGACCATATATTGGGATACGCCATTTTGAAATATTGTGCAACCTCTTCTGGTATATTTTTATCAATAGTTTCGGGAAATTCCGGCAAAGGAGTATTCATATTGACCAGTTTATAATTATCTTTCAATTCTAGCATTGTATCTACAGTTATAAGTTCAAATAATAAAGGAATATTATTTGTTTCGTTTATTTTTCGGATAGCTTCATATCTATGCTGACCATCTACCAAATATAATTCATTTGTTGATTTACAATAATGAATATTTATTACGCCTATTATATTACACCAGCCCTTCGTCTTCAGTTGTTCCAATTGGTATAGCAATATGTCTTTAATTTTATCATCGTCTCGTATACGCTGTGCGTTGGGAATGGATATATCAATCATTAAAAAGTCTTTACTCATAATTTTGCATATTTTTCGATTGTGGATGTCAATTGACTCGATTGTGTATTTTGTGATTTGTTCCATAAACTATATTATAAAGCGTTAATTGTTTATATCTGTAATAATTATACATTTAACTCGATGAACATTTGAAACCGCTATGCGGATTGAATTCTTTGTTGGTTTACAATGTATAATTATGCTCGAAATTTAGTATACAGATATTATAAGATAATTACAAATAATGTACGAACTTACGCTTATGCTATCAATATTCATTTTAGGATATGTATTGCGCATTATTTATAGAGAACACGTATTGTTAATAATACCACACAACGACAGCACACACGATACAATATTTAAATGTATTGCGTTATCATCATTGCTTATAATTTTATACATAGTTATTTATAAAGGATTGAAAACCGGACTATTATTATTTCTATTTTCTTGGTCTTACTTCACAGCATTAACTCCCATCCCAGAAGCAGCGATTCTACTTACAACGCCAATTAAATATTTTACTAAATTGCCTCTAGAAAAAGGACAGGTAATAGTATCGGGATTAGCTACAGCAATTATGTATATATTCTACACAAAAGGCGCACATATTGTAAAACGAACTCATATTAATAAATTATTTTTATATATAATGGATAATCGTCTTTATCATATGTTTTTACTAAGTATAGCCTCATCTATTATGATTTCTAAATTCATAAATGACGCGATTGACGCACATGTACAAAAAAATATCATTTTTTTAATAAATGATACTAACAAGAAATTGGCAATATTATCTTTCGTATCGATTTTCATATACTTCAGAACAATATACAAATGTAATGTGGAAATAGGATACTAGTAATTGCATTCACATAACCATTCATTGTAAGGTTCGCATGTATATTTTTGATAAATGTCATCCCACGACTTATATGTCCTTACGCCTAACCATTTATTCTGTGTTTGCGTTGACTGTTCGTCTGGTTCGTAATCGTACATATTGAAGAATTTATCTTCATTCTCTGTGTTTTCAAAATATACTGTTTCGCTAACAATTCCACCATAACGAACGATACGTTTTTTCCATATCGGCGTTTTCGACGCACAATATAACCAGTTATCGTAATCCCTTATGTTTTTTTCTTCAGTATTCGGTTTCAAATGTAGTGAATAACAACATTCGCGTAACGGTATTTTACGCCCTTTCATATTAATAATGGGTTTAGTTTTATATTGCGATATTTCACATTCTTTCGATATAATATAAAATTTAGGGTCGTATTTATTTTCTTTGTTAAGTAAGAATAAACCAGTTATCAGTCTTGATTTTATCGCACTCTTGTATAACTTAATACTCAACAATGGTATCGTTTCGAAAACTAAATTTATATTATCTAATGAATTTTTGCGTCGAGTACTGAATAATTTTAAATTGTGTATGGTATCTTTCGCTATGTTATATATCTCATCTATATTATTTGAATTATCGATGTTATCGAATGTATCGGTTAAACACGATGGACACGGAATGCCTTTCTTGTACATTATGTAGAAATCTACAGATGCATCTCGCGCACATAAATTAGTTAATATTGTAGAAATCAATGTATCATCTAATCTATTTTCCATCCACAATTTTGTATATTTCAATATATGTTGTTCCAGATTTATATAAAATGGAGCATAAAGTTCATAATAATAACGCCATATCAATGCGATTAATTCATCTTTAAATCCCGAGTGGAAAAGTTCAAGACCCCAAAATAATGCTTCATCTTTATTTTTATTTAACAAACACATAAACAGAGAGAATTCAACACAGCGTTTGTCATATAAATACCTGGTATATATCATAATTATTTAGTTTATGATATAAACGATAAAAAAATAAATTTAATTCAATTTTATTCAAATAAAGGTTCAGGATACAAATACAGTTATTACGGTTGCAAACGTTAACGCAACAACCAATAATACCATTAGTATTAATACTATTACATAACAATGGTCGTTTTTGCTATATTCGTCTTGATCATTATTTATTTGTATCCTTACCAATAAAGGGTTTTCCTCGTTCAAGTGTTGTTGGAATATATGATGGGTGCTTTCGTTTATGAACATAATATATTTTATTATTTGTTGAGCATAAATATTGTCACAATCATAATCAATTTTTACGTATCATTCCACGTAAACGTGGAAAACACGGATTGTTCTCCCATGTACCGTGAGTTTTTCTATATAATATATTACGTGGTGTTTTGCAGTTCTGTATGAATTGTTGCTGTTCTTTGAATATACGTTTCCAAGTTCTTTGAACTATTCTCAACCAATACGTTTTTAAGACTACATTATAAGCGCCTGTATTCGAAATGTCAAGTTTCATTATATGCATTTTTGGATTGCGAATGCGCGTCACAGAATAATCTAACAAATACCGCATTATGTGATTAAAATTATATGATAACATAGTTTGTGGTTGAATAGGTGTCTGTAAAATCCATTCTTGTGGAGATTTCATTAAACAAGGTAAACCAATATAATAGCGTCCATCTATTTTGTCTTCGTCTAAGAAACGCTCCTCATTGTAGAATATATTCTCAACCACAAAATCTAAATCGACAACATTTTCTTCACTACTATCGGAATCAAAGTCATTGTCTTTATCGCTGTCGCTATTGTATATAACCGTGCTATCATCTGAGTCGTATTCTTCCATTATCATCTCCTCGCAATCGATTCCAAATAGTTCCATTGCGAACATCATGTTTATTTTGATATATATATATATATATATTGACTTGTTTTATTTAATTATAATAGTATAATTAAATAAATTCAATTTTTAGAATTTTGAACAATAAAACGAAACGTTTCATATATATAAACTTTGATTTGTGGTTACGTATTTCAATATCATGCTGTCTATACCAGACAATTTATGTAATAAGTCTATATTGTTTATACTTTCGCACATTTTAATCATTTCATTTGTTATAGCACTTATTTTCATAACCGCTTTTGTAAACTCACCTATTGAAATGTCTCTATTGTACAATTGCGTTTCGACTAATCGCTTACATTCAATTTCATTAGTGCAGTTACACCACTCGATAATAGAAGACGCTATATTAAAAGAAACAATACCTGAATAGTCGATGCCAGAATATATTTCAGAAGCGTCCTCTAATGTTGCGTATTTTTCAACTAATGCATTTATATTATTAATACACGCAGTCATTAGGATATCATTAATCGGAAATGAATTTATTTTAAAATCGTCAGGAACTTTAACGTCTATAAAACAAGATATAACACATACAATTTGTTCAGGTGTATAATCTTTAAAAAAGTCAGTTGAAATAATAGTATCAGTTATGATTAGAGAGTGTATTTCAGACATGTGAGATGCTATCGTTCCTTTATTTGTAAATTCATATCTACCTCCAGTGGTCAATGTTATGAATTTTTCGTCTGTCAATAATGCGATTGTGTTTGTTACATTAGAAGTAATATAATTGGATAGATTTGTACAATATTTATCCTGTTGATTAAATGTTTTTTCACTTTCTTTAAATTCGTTATATGTATTCAAATGATCATACAAACATTTATTATTGAGATAATAGTCTTTTAATTCTTTGTCGAGTGTTTTACGTTTATTATTTACAGACATAGTAATGGATGATTTTAAAGCCATTACATTTTCGCATAATTCACTTGATATATTTGAAATTCGCATGTGATTCCTTTTGGTTTCAAGATCATTTTTACAAATAGTTAAATATTTTGTTTCATTATCAACCGCCACATTCAATTCATTGTTTAACATAGAGTGTTCTACAAATTTATAGAAATTGTCATATTCACACGGCCCGTTTAGCATCATATTCAGTACCATTTGAAATGAAATACGAAACTTTGATACAAGGGATTGAGGACTTCCGCATAAAATATTTTTATAATCAGTATCATCTGGAAGTTCAAACATATTGTTACAATGAATCACGTTTCCTAATGTATCTATTCCTCTTCTTCCGCAACGTGATGCTGCTTGATTATACTCATGAGGATGAAGAAATCGCATTTTATTTCCATCGAATTTAGTAAGACTAGTGAAAACAGCACTCCGAATTGGACAATTCAATCCTATTGCGAAGGATTCAGTAGCGAATAATAAATTTATATATTTCTTAGATATCAT